AACTGGTTCAACAACTGGTTCAACAACTGGTTCAACTACTGGTTCAACAACAGGTTCAACAACTGGTTCAACAACTGGTTCAACAACTGGTTCAACAACTGGTTCAACAACAGGTTCAACAACTGGTTCAACAACTGGTACAACAACAGGTTCAACAACTGGTTCAACAACTGGTTCAACAACAGGTTCAACAACTGGTTCAACAACAGGTTCAACAACAGGTTCAACAACAGGTTCAACAACTGGTTCAACAACAGGTTCAACAACAGGTTCAACAACTGGTTCAACTACAGACAGAATACTTTCATTATCACTTGTATTAGTATCAGAATCTTCTTCATATAATAAATTATTTTCTAAATTATCCATTTAGTTATTAAATAATAATATAAATTAATTTAAAATATTTTATATTATTATAATAGTCGTTTGATAGTCGTTTGATAGTCGTTTAATAGTCGTTTGAATATAATTCATATTTAAACAAATATTTTGTTTAGTCTTATAGAAAATGGAATATCCTAAAGAAATTTTAGTGAAAGATTATTTTGAAATACATGATTATTATTCAAAAATATACGGTAAAGGAAGAACTATTATATTAATGCAGGTTGGTTCATTTCACGAAGCATATTGTACAGATTCGGATGGAATAGATTTGGTTAATCTATCCCAACAAATAGATGTATTTTGTACAAAGAAAAATAATAATTTAGCGGTATCAATTAAAAATCCCAGAATGATTGGATTTCCTGTTTTTGTTACTCGTAATTTTATTGATAAATTAATAGAATTAAATTATACAATTGTTTTAATTGATCAAGTATCTGAACCACCAAAACCTGATAGAAAAGTTACTGGTATTTTTTCACCTGCAACTCATATTGAAAATAAAAATACTAAAACAACACATCTAGTGTCAATAGTTCTTGATAAAATTAAAGATATTAAAACAAATTCACTACAACTATGTATTGGTATGTCATCTTATGATTTAACTACTGGAATTGGTGCAATATTTGAAACATATTCTAAAGTAGACGATGTTTTAATTGGATTAGATGATGCACAACGTTTTTTAGAAACATATCCACCAAGAGAAATAATATTAGAAAATAATCTTAATAATGAAGATATGGTTGCAAATATGAAAGTTGATGAAATTTTAGGGTATTTGGGTATTAATCCTGCAACAACATATTCTATAAATATATGTAATCATAAAAAAATAGGATGGCAAAAAAATTTATTTGAACAAATATATAAAATAGAGTCAAACGTTGATATTATTGAATTGTTAGGTTTACAATTTTTAAATTGGGCAAGATTAAGTTTGGTAATATTATTAGATTATGTTATAGCACATCAGCCAAGACTTTTAGAACAATTATCTATTCCTGAAATATTTTCTTCTCATAAATATTTATATTTAGGAAATAGAGCATTAGACCAATTAGATATTATACATAAAGCAAATCAAGATACTTGTTTATTTAAAATTATTAATTTTACAAAAACACAAATTGGTAAAAGATATTTATATACACAATTAACAATGCCATTAATTGATTCGGTAGAATTAAATAAACGTTATAATACAATACATACAATTATTAATAATAATCATCAAGATAATATAGTTAAATATTTAGAAGATATTTATGATTTAGATAAATTAATCAGAAAACTAGAAATAAATATGATAAATCCAGGAGAATTATATCAATTATATATTAGTTTTTATCAAATCAATAAATTATTCTTATATTTTAAAGATAATAAACTTAAAAAAGTTTTTGGAATTAAATCATTAAAAAGCCTTAATCAAAAAAGTTTAATTAAACAAAGTTTTGAAATAATATCGTGGATAGAAAATAGATTTGCTATTGATAAAATTAATGGATTAAATTTTAATGGATTTTTTGAATCTGATACTTCATTTTATTTAAAAGAAACTCATAAAGAAATTGACGATTTACAAGATAAAATTAATATAACACAAAATTTTATGGATTATTTAATTAAAGCATTAGATGTTTATGTTGATGATAAAGTTTATTTTAAAAAAAATGATACTGATAAATCAAAATCATTAATTTCATTAAAATTTAATGATAGAGATGGACATTATTTATTATTAACAAATAGAAGATGTGCAATATTAAAAAAAAATTTAGCAAAGGAAAAAACAATTGCAATTGGATCAATTATTTTAAATGTAAATGATTTAGAATTTACAGAATTACCGAAATCATTAAATACAAAAATAACAAGTCCAAAAATTAAAGACCTATCTAAAGATTTAGTTATTTTAAAACAATCACTCGCTAAAAAATTAAAAGATATTTTTAAAGAAGATATGAAATTTTTTTTAGAACTATATATTGATACATTACATATATGTACTAAAAAGATAGCATATATTGATTTTATAAATTCGGGTGCTATATGTGCTATTTCTAATCATTACGTAAAACCAATTATAACAGAAAAACATTCTAGTTTTTTTAAAGCTAAAGAAATGAGACATCCAATTATTGAAAAAATTAGTACAAATACAACTTATAGACCACATGATATTGAATTAGGATATGAAACTAAACAAGATGGAATACTTTTATATGGAATTAATTCATCTGGTAAATCAACATTAATGAAATCAATTGGAATAAATATAATATTAGCTCAAATTGGTTATTACACAGCTTGTACAGATTTTGAATATTCGCCTTATACATCCTTATTTACAAGAATAAGCGGAAATGATAATATGTTTAGAGCATTAAGTGCTTTTATGGTTGAAATGACTGAATTAATGGCTATATTAAAAAGAAATGATAATAAATCCTTAATAATTGGTGATGAAATTTGTAGAGGTACTGAAGAAAAGAGCGCTAATATAATTGTATGTTATATGTTAGAAACATTAGCAAAAGCTAGTTCTAGTTTTATAACTGCAACACATTTACACCAAATTGCATTAATGGACTCAGTTATACAATTACAAAGAGTTAAATCTAAACATTTAAAAATATCATATGACCAAATAAATGATACATTGATTTATGATAGACACTTGTCAGATGGGCAAGGTGAAACATTCTATGGATTACAAGTCGCTAAATTTTTAATGAAAGATAAAACATTTAATGAAAGAACAAATGAAATATTAAAAGAATATGACATTACACAAAATATACAAAATATACATAAATTATCAACATCAAAATATAATTCTCAAGTTTATTTAAATTGTTGTGAAATATGCAAAATAACAACACAATTAGAAACACACCATATTGTATGGCAAAAAGATTTTAATGAAAAAAATATAAATAATAATAAATTTTATTTACAGAAAAATGATTCATCTAATTTAGTCACTTTATGTACAAAATGTCATGATAAAGTAGATAGAAATGAAATAATTATAAATGGTTGGATAAATACATCTACAGGACGTAAATTTGATTATGAAATTATAGAAACACCTGTTAAAAAATCTAAATATTCTGATGAATTAATTAGGTTTGTTAAATCAATTGAAACAAAAGTTAAATCTGATGATAAAATAGCTATTATTAAAATTAAAGAAAAATATAATAAAAAATTATCATCAAAAACAGTACTCAATATATGGCAAACTAATTCTGCTTAATTCTTTACACAAAGCTATTGACAACATCCATATTTCTAGCAAATTTAAAACTGCATATTCTTAATTATATAATAATAATAATTATAAAATAAATTGATTAAATATATTCTTAATTATATTATATAATATAATTAATGAATCCAATTATAGTTTTTACAGATGGCGCTGTTCCAAATAATCAAAATAAAGGCAATAGAAAAGGCGGTGTTGGGGTTTTCTTTGGTAATGACGATCCAAGAAATATATCTTTTAGTATCAAAGAAACGTCTAAAGTTAAAGTTACAAATCAAGTTTGTGAATTATTAGGATGTATAAAAGCTCTAGAAACTATTATATCAACTACTATTATTAATAATAATTTAATTGAACTAAAAACTGATTCAATGTATATTGTTAATACAATAAATAAATGGGCAAAAAAATGGGTAAAAAATAATTGGAAAAAATCAGATAATAAACCAATTCAAAATGAAGAATTAGTTAAAAAACTTTATTATTTATCAAATAATATTAATGTTAAAATAATACATGTTAAAGCTCATAAAACTGCGCCTAAAATAAATTCTGTTGAATATTTTGATTGGTATGGAAATTATATGGCAGATAAATTAGCAACGAGTGCTGCTGCTAATATTAGTAAATAATTATTTTAGATTATTTTAGAATTATATATTTAAGGAAAAATTATAATATATATGTAATATAAAAATATGGCTGATCTTGGCGAAGCTTTTAATTCTTTAAAATTTTATAAAAAATCATTTCAAAATATAGATTATTTTTTTACACAACGTACAATGACAGAAGATCATGAATATATTGATAAAAATATGAATAGAGCAATAAAAAAAATTAAAGTATCTCATAATTTTTTAGCATTAAATATACCAACTATTATAACAACAACTACAGATAACGGTCAAAATGTTGAAAAACCAATTGGATTTGATATTGAAATATTTGGTGATGAAGGATATCATTATAAAGGAACTATTACATCCTATCAAGGTGTTATTCCTAATTTTATGGTTCCAATTAAAGGAGATAAAAAATTATTTGTCAATATAAACTATCAATCTACAGATACAAATAATAATACATTATTTAAAAAGTTTGTTAATTTTATTGAAGTTCCAAAACGTTTTCAAATGACTGATGATACAGTTTCTAATGTTAGTATAAATTCAGAAACAGAATAAATATATTATTAAATTTACAATGGTTTATAAAAATAGTTATCATCAAATCTTTTATCAAAAACATAATCTATACTATTAAGATATAATTCAATTTCAGAATATTCAATATTATATAAAGTTTTTGCCAACATATTATATTCAAATTCTAATATTGGTTTATTTCTTTTTATAGTTTCAATTGCACCTTTAATAATATCTAATTCATGTCCTTCTACATCAATTTTTATAAAATCAATATCATTTAAATTTAATGAATCTAATGTTATTTGCTCAATATCCGATTTGTCATTACTTAGTAAAGTAATTGTACATCCTCTTGAATGATTACTATGTTGTACAGTTTTAACAAAGCCATGAACAGAACCTAATGCTTTATTAAATAATTCTACATTTATTATGTGATTTATTAATAAGTTTTCTTTTGTTTGATTATAATTATATATATCTGGTTCAAATGCAATAATATTGTTAAATAATTTAGAATATACTATTGAATGTGTTCCAATATTTGTACCTATATCTAAATATGTGTTATGTCTTTTTGTTTTATTAATATAATCATTTATAATTGTTATTTCCCCACTATATGGTTCTGCATTACCAGAATTAATATATGATACTTGAATTTTATCTGGTGTAAAATATATATTATTATTAAACTTTGCAATATAATTATTTGTAATATATTTATTATTAACAATTATATCAAATGATTCCGATCTATGCATTGTTGTATGATGTTGTCTTACTAATTCCATACCTTTTTTTCTCATAGTATCAACTAAATGTCTATTTTCTACATTTAAGATCCATTTAATTTTATTTTCTAAATTACTTTTATTACAATATATACAATTTATATTGTTATAAAATCCTAAATTATTAAGATCCTTTTCTATTGTGTCTTCAACAAGTAATAAACTACCAACACTACATATTTCAAATACTTTTAATAAAATAAACTTATATAATGAAGCATCTACAAAAGAACATAAATATTTATTAAGTTTTTTATAATATATATCATTGATACAATTGTGGTTATAATTAATATATGATGGATGGGGAAGACATTCAATATAATCTTTAAATATAATATTATTAGTTATAAACCATCTTAATGGATATATATCATTTACTGCACCGCTTACAAAAATTTTGTTTATAGGATTATTATTAAATTCAATATCTTTAAAAAAATCATTAACTACAGAGTAAGGTATGTGAAATGTGCTAGATAAGTTAATATTGTTATACATTAATTTAATTTCATTAGTATTAAATAAATATTGATATGGTGATATTATCATATCTGCATTTTCAATACATTTATTTCTTATTTCCTTATAAGGATATAAATCATCTATTTTATAAATAATTTTAATATTATTACATTTTATGAGAGATATATCAAAATCATCATATGTAACACATAATACAATACAATTTATATTTTTAATCTGTTCTATATTTAAATTACTTAATTTAATAAGTTCCCAATCAAATTTTTCAAGATTTTTAACAAATGTAAAATGTTCTTTGGTTAAATATGTTTCAATCCAATCAGTATAAATAACATATTTTTTTTTTATATTTTTTAAAGATTTATTAATAAAATAATTAATAGGCATATTACCTTCTAATATTTCTTTCTCTGTTTTATCTTCCAATTTTTTATATACAGCATTTACTAATACTATTAATGGTTGAAAATTACGTATAATTTCTTTATAATTATCATACGGTTTATCTATAAATTCAGTTACACATTGATGATAGATAACTGGATATAAATTATCTATTCCATTAATAATATTATAATTACTATATAAAATTATGTTTGTAATGTACATATTGTGAAGCATTGTATTACCAATATCACTCCATCCTAAATTTGTCCATTTAATATCTAATACTTCTCTCATTTGTTTTTTCCATTCAATCATAAGGGGTGTATTTGCTCTACTTCCAAAAATACCATTACATAATGTATTACCTTCTATTATAAAAAATCCATTATTAATTTCAGTTAAATTAAATAAACTATCAAGTGAATCCATAACAAGCGTATCGCTATCCAACCATATACCACCATAATCACAAATAACATTAATTCTTACAAAATCCGCCTGATGAGCTGGACATAAGTTATTAAAATAATAAGGTATATCTTTTATATAATTACTTATATTTTTATCTGTTATAAAATGTATTTTATAACCAATACCATTTGTTGAATGTAAATATATTAAACTACGTAATATAGAAATTAATGAATAATCCTTACCAATCCAATATAGAAAGAGATTTCTTGTTTCCATTATATATTATTTAAACTTAATTTATTTTTAAATAATTATAATTTAGTTACTCAAATTGTTTTTTAATATGAGAAAATATATTTGAGTAATATTCAACAACCTGTTTAATAATTTCTGTAATATTACCTGCTTTTTCTAACTTGTAATGAAAATGTACTTTTTTTGATAAAGGATGTGGTAAATTATAACCAGCAAAACTTATACTTGGATGTAATTGTAAGCCACGTGATATTAAATTTCCTAAAGTATGATCTTCATTATTTACAATTATTAAACCTTGTAATTTATCTGATTTTATGTTATTTAAATTGTCTTCTTCAAGCATTTTTAAAAAATTACGTATTTTTCTTTCAATATTAATCATTGCTACATACATAATTCGTTTTTCGTCAATTTGACCACGTGATTCAATATAAAAATCAAACTCATTTTCATTTATTTGTTTATACCCAGCAATACAAGCAGCACCATACATTGCATCTTCGTGTTCGCATCCTATTTTTGTAATAGCACTAAAAATAATTTCTTGTCCTGGTTGTAATTTAATTATAGGTATATGTGTTTTATATGGAGATTCAATTTGTTTTTCATCATAATAAAATTTTGCATTATTTGTAGTAACAGTCATAATATTATTTGTTTTATTTTTAGTATTCAGATACATTGTAAATTGTTTTAAATTTGATATATTTAATGTTTTTTCAATATTAAGTTCTATATTATCAATATTATCATTATTATCATTATTATCTTCTTCTGGAATATCATCTAAATCTGTGTCAGTTGATTTAATATTATAATCAATAAACTCTACAGTATTTTCAATACCCCAAATAGGTAAATGTCTTAATCTTAATTTTAAATATGAATTATTAAATACTGATGAATTTTTTTCAAATTTAAATTCATTAAAAGCATAAATTGGAATATCTGAAAAAATAGTACGTCTAATAGTATTTGCTATAATATAATTAATATTAGGACCAGATAATTTAAAATCCAACCTAGAATTACCTAATTCGTTCTCATGTTTAATATTTGAAATATTTATCTTGTTAACTGAAATCATTATATATATATAATTATAAACTCTTTTTTAATATAAATTTCATTTTTTTTTAATGTTTTTAATTAAAGAATTATCTTATATACAATAATAATGAAAGTAATATTTTATTCAGAACAATGCGAATATTGTAAAAAATTATTAGAATATTTAGAAAAACATAATATAAAATCTTTATTTAAATTAATAAATATAGATAAAACACAACCACCAAAAGAAGTAGACATTGTTCCTACAATTATTGATAGCGAATTAAATCAACCATTAAAAGGAAAAAAAGCATTTGAATATTTATTACATGTTAAATATTTTAATAATCCAACTAATAATATTGATTATATTAAAGAATTACCAATTAATCCAATTATAAAAGAAGATGATAAAGCAATAAAATCAGATACAATTGATTTAGAAATTAATAATTCAAATATATTTAATATTAAATTAGATAGTCAAATAAATGATTTATTTAAAGAAAATGAATCAACAACATTTTATGAATCATCTAAACAACAAGAAATTACAAAAACATCAAATAAAATGATTCAATTAAGACATAATCAAGATAAAAAATTACAAACACTCTTAAAATTAAGAGGTTCAAAAAGTAAATAAAAAAATTGATATTTTTATTAATAATTATATAAAGATTAAATTATTAATAAAAATATAATGAACACACCAAAATTTTTGATTAATGATTTATTAGAAGAACATAAAAAAAATAATCCTAATAATTTACCAGAAAATATTACAAAACTTAAAAAAACACTTTATGAAAAAGGAATACTGTCTAAGGAATATTTAGAAGATAATTTATTGTTATTATATCACAAATATAATTCACCTATTACGACTGAATTAGAACGCGAATGTAGATCACTAGTTATTGATTTGACTAATTTAAAAATCAAATCATATAGTTGTGAATCACCGCGTCTTAATAAAGAAGGACAAGAATTATTGGCTAATTCAACTGAAAAACAAATTATTACAACATGTTATGAAGGAACGTTATTATCTTTATTTCATCATAATGGTAAATGGTATAATTCAACACGTAGATGTTTAGATAGTAATAAATCTATTTTTACAAATGGAGATAAACAAACTTTGACAAGTTGTAATGTTTCACATTTTAGTATGTTTGAAGAAATTTTAAAAAATGCAGGTTATAATAATTTTGATGATTTTTGTTCAAGACTAGATAAAAATAAATCATATTATTTTGTATTAATTCATCATAAAAATAAACATATTATTGATTATTCATCACAATTTGGTGAAAATTACGGACGTGCATGTTTAACATCTATTCGTGATGAAAATATGTATGAGTTAGATATATATAATAATCAAGATTTAATTATATTAAATGAACAAAATGTTTTATTTGTGCATGATAAATATGAGTCTGTTGAATCATTTAACGAATTAAATAATAAATATAATTATGATTTTACGGTTGTTCCAAATTCTGAAGGTATTATAATTCGTATTTGGTCTAGTGAATTACAAAAATATAATTTAATTAAATTACAATATACTAATTATCAAATAGCACAAGTAATTGGACCTGAACAAAATATTTTTAAAGGTATTTTATATTTATATCAATTAGATAAACTTGCATATTATTTTGCAAATAATCCACATAGTAATTTTAATAAAATGATTAATCCAATTAATACAAGTGAATCTTATGATACAGTTGGAATAGTTGATGCTGTTTTTAAAGTTTGTACATCTGAATTATTTCTATTATTTAAATTATTATGGTCATTAAAAAATGGAAAACAACAAAACAAATATTTATATAATATATTACCAAAAGAATATAAAGTTATATTGTTTGAAATTAAAGGGTTATATTATAAAAAGAAATCATTAAAATATAATAATAGTAATAGTAATAGTAATAGTAATAGTAATAGTAATAGTAATAGTAATGATATAAAATTATCACATATTAATCTGAGTGATATATATAATTATTTAAAAAAATTACCAATTGAGCAATTAATTGCATTTATTCGTATGAGAAAACTAATGTTTAATTGGTCAAGACTTTATTCTAATGAAAATTTAGCATTTAAAGATTTTAATACAATTTCTATGTATTGCAATAAAGTACATATAAAACTTTGTGCAATATTTACAGATAAATTATATCCAAATATTATGCCAACCGATATACCACTTGTAGAATAAATTATTTAAATAATTCTTGTGCAATTTTAAGATAAGTTGTTTTATTTATATCAACTTCAATTGTAATTAATTCTTTTTTATTATTTATATTAATATTTAATTGTAATGTTATTCTAACTTTTTTTCCTTTATTTTTATTATTAATAATATTAATATTAAAACTTGATATATTAGATTTATTCTGTACTTTATTTTCTTCAGTTTCATGTTCATCATCTTCTATTTCGTTATTACTACAATAACATCCACAATTAACACAAGTAATATTATCATAACATGTACAATTGTCACAACATCCACAATTATAAAATTCATTTTTATCTATCCATGATACAACATCAGATTCATCATCTGCATCATTATCTATCAAATAAATCTTATTTTTTAATATATTTTTATTATTCATATAATGAGAATATAAAAAAAATTGATATTTTAAATATTATAATACTAATTTACTATAATATTTAATGACTCATATGAAGAATCAACCGCTAATAAACATAGGTACATTAGGTAGTGTCTCTGACGGAAAGTCAACATTCATTGCCAAATGTACTGGGACACTTACCCAACGCCATGCTAGTGAAAAGCATCGTAATATTACTATTCGTCAAGGATATGCTAATATGAAAATTTGGAAAGAAAATGAACAGTATTATACAACAGATTCAAACCCACAAACATATATAACAGATAATGGAAAAGACTGTACTTTAGTTAATCATATTTCATTTCTTGATTGTCCTGGGCATCAAGAACTTATTAAAGTAATGTTATCATCAATTGAACAAATGGACGGTGCAATAGTAGTTGTAGCAGTAGATCAACCTTTAGTAAATAAACCGCAATTAATTCAACATTTAGCAGCTGCAAAATTAGGTCGTATTAAAAAAATTATTGTTTGTATGAATAAAATTGATCTTGTTACAAAAGATGTTTTATTTGAACGTAAAAATGAATTAGATATTATGCTTAAACAATATGATATTGTACCATTCGCAATTATTCCTACATGTTTCAATAAAAATATTGGATTAAAATATGTTATACGTGCAATTATGGATCTATTTGACCCAAAAGATTTTATTGGTCGAACAAATACCCCTGCATTATTTCGCACAAGTAGAAGTTTTGATATTAATACACCAGGCACAGATTGGTCTAATGTTGTTGGTGGTGTTGTTGGTGGTTCTTTAGCAGAAGGTAATTTAAAAGTAGGCGAACAAATTGAAATCCGCCCTGGTATGATTTCTGGACGTAATGGAAAATTTGTATGCCAACCAATTATAACAACTATTTTATCAATTAAAACAGATTCAACAGAACTTACTGAAATTGTTCCTGGTGGTTTAATTGGTATTAGAACTGATGCAGACCCATTTTATTTCAAATCTGATAAATTAATAGGACAAATTATTGGTAATGTTGGAAAAATGCCAAATGTTTATAGTTGTATTATATTACCTATTGATATTGTTACATTGTTTGGATCTTTTCAATGGAAACCTGTAGAAAAAGAATCTGTTTCTATTCAAATTGGTACTCAAATGACAGACGCGGTTATTTCAAATATTTCAAATAATGACCTAAATATAACATTCGTTTTTAAAATTCCTGTTTGTATTTCTGATAATCAACATATTGTTATTTGTCGCGCATATGATAAAATTTTACGTATTGTAGGAGAAGGAACCTTCAAATATAATGATAAAAATATTTCTTTAGTTTAATTTAGTTATAAAATTATATATTAAAAATTAATTATTTTCTTTTAATATATAAGATGGAAAATATACCAGATCCACCAGATCCTTTTAATCAAAATACTGATATTATAAAAATACATCAACATTGTGAATCATTAAATTATCTAATTTCATTTCAAATAGATTATTTAATTACAATGATTCATAATTTATCATCAATGAATTCAATAAAATTGTATCAAGATTATAATTTTTTATATATGTCTATTTTAGATGAATTAATAATTATTAAAAAAGAAATTGATAAATATCAAGAATTAATTTCTTTAACTGATATAAATTCATCAGATAATTATAAACAACAACTTATTAAAATTAATGATTTACTTATTAAATATTCTAATCATATAGCATCAGATAATTTAAATTATATTTTTAAATTATTAATTGGTGAAGATTGGGTTAATTATTTTTCAAAAACAGATTTAGAACAAATATTATTTTTAAATCATTTTATTAAACCAATATCTGTTTGGGATTCAGAATTTCATAAAGAAAAAATACCATTTGCACAAACAACAAATAATGATAATAGTAAAGAAAAATCATTTGTTGTTACTAAAGAAATTATTAATAGTTTATTGGGAATTAAATCTAAAGAACAAGAAGAACCAAAAAATATTAATACAATTATAGTAAATAATTCTGAATCACAATTACCTGGATTTTTAAAAACAATTAATGATATAATTGGTATAAATCAAATTAAAAATAGTTCAAGATATATAAATCATTTTGATAAAGATGAATGTATTAATATGTTATTATGTGGTAATATCAAAATAACAAAGAATATTAAATCATTAACATTAATTGAAGATAAAATGGGAGTATGTATTTATATTAATGTCAAAAATAAGATTATTGTTATTCAAGGTTTATTTAAAGATGATTTACTAAATATATCAAATTCTATTAAATTTGTAAAAAATAATTATATATCACATAAATCATATTTAGAATATAATATATTAGAAGTTCCAATTGCTTTTAAAAATAATTATATAAAAATTATTAATTTACGTGATATAATTGTATGTACTAGTTCAGAACTTGGTGATGAAATTAAAAAAAAATATAATGATTTTAAATTAATTCAAAATAAACCATTATTAACACTAATTAATGAATTTTTATTAGCAAGCAAATTTAGAAAAATAGATATATTAACATTATTATTAATGTCAAATGAAGAAGACAAAAATCTAGCATGTATTTTATTTGATATTTTTAAATCTAAAGATAAAAAAGATATTTCATCTGATATATATAATTCACTTCATTATACAATTAGAGGAATATTGGATATATCAACAGTTAATCTTGAAAATAATGATTTAGAATTATCTAAAATTACTGATAGCGATATTCCATATGAACGAAGAATTAGCTTAATAAATACAAGTATTGATGTTAAAACAAAAGCAATGGAAAAATTAAAAGCAATAAAATCAAATTTTCAAGGTGACTCAAAAGCACAATCATGGTTAGATGGATTACTTAAAATACCTTTTGGAGTTTATAGTCAAAATGAAATTATTAATTTTAAAGAACAATTTATTAGTAAATTAAAATTAATTAGCCCACAAGAAAAATTATTTTCAGATAATGATATTGATAATTATATTAAAAAAAGATCTTTAACAAATATAGCATCAAGATTAATTATTACAGAATGGAATGATTATAAAATAGATAAGAAAAAATATTTACAAGATATACGAAAAACTTTAGATTCAGCTGTTTATGGACATAAAGATGCTAAATTACAATTGGAAAGAATATTTGCACAATGGATTAATGGTAGTGCTAAAGGTGCTATTTTAGGATTACAAGGACCGCCAGGAACAGGTAAAACTTCATTGGCTAAAAATGGATTATCTAATTGCTTAAAAGATAAATCAGGTAAAGCAAGACCGTTTATATTTTTACCAATTGGAGGTTCAGTAAATGGTTCAACATTAGTTGGTCATAGTTTTACTTATGTTGGATCAACATGGGGTAGAATTGTTGATAGTTTAATGGTTGCAGGATGTATGGACCCAATTATTTTTATTGATGAAGTTGATAAAGTTTCATCAACTGATTATGGTAGAGAAATTATTAGTATATTAACACATTTAACTGATTCAACACAAAATGATGAATTTGAAGATAAATTTTTTTCTGGTATTAAATTAGATTTATCTAGAGCTCTAATTGTTTTTTCATTTAATGATCCAAATTTAATTGATCCAATTTTACGTGACCGTATTACAATTATTGAAACACATCCATTATCATTACAAGAAAAAATTACAATTATTAAAGATTATATGTTTCCTGAAATATGTAAAGAAGTTGGATTTAATCAAAGTGAAATAATATTAAATGATGATATTATAACATTTTTAATTGAAACATATACAAATGAAGCTGGTGTTCGTAAAATTAAAGAAAAAGTAGTTGAACTTGTACGTGATATTAATTTAAATCGGTTCCATTCAGATGAATTTCAAATTCCATTTACTATAAATAAAGAATATATACATCAATTATTTGAAAATAAACCTAAAGTTAAAGTTAAAAAAATACATTCAGAACCTGCTGTTGGATTAGTTAATGGATTATATGCTACATCATCTGGTCTTGGTGGTATTACTGTTATACAAGCTATTAAATTTCCTTCAAGTAAAATATTAGATATAGAATTAACTGGTAAAGCTGGTGATGTAATGAAAGAATCTGTTCAATATTCACTCAAGGTTGCATGGGGGTTATTAACTAAAGAAGAACAAGATATAATAATAGAAGATTCAAATAATAAAAAAAGTTTTGGTATTCATATTCATTGTCCAGACGGTGCAACACCAAAAGATGGTCCTTCTGCAGGACTAGCATTTACATTAGCTATTTATTCTTTATTAACTGGTAAAAAAGTTAATAATAAAATATGTATGACTGGTGAAGTTGATTTACAAGGTCATGCAGGTATTATTGGAGGATTAGAATCTAAATTACCAGGAGGAAAAAAAGCAGGTTGTACATTAGCTTTAATTCCTAAAGATAATATGGAAGATCTTGAACGAATGAGAAGAGAAGGTTTAAGCCCAGAAGATGATAATTTTAAAGTATTATCAGTTACAAATATTAAAGAAATATTATTACATGCTCTAGTATAAAAAAATATCACAATTTAATTATCTTTTACTAAATCATTACATTATTTAATTATCTTTTACTAAATCATTACATTATTTAATTATCTTTTACTAAATCATTACATTGAGGACAATGACAATCTTTTACTAAATCATCTTTTAATTGTGTACTTTGTGCTAAACTGATTATTTCTTTAAGTTTTTGTTCAAACTCGTTAGTTTGTTTAAACTCGTCATTTTGTTCAGTATGGCTATATGTAAAATTATCATCTTCCATATCTGGATTTGGTTCTCCATATATTTTAGAAAAATCTGGAATATTTTTATTTTCATAATCTTGAATTTTTTCTAAAACATCTTCATAAATATCTTGAGAATCCCATGGTTCTGACCATGTATCATTATAATAAATTTGATATACAAATGCATTTGTTTTAACATATTGTTCTTTAAACCATAGATATTCAAAATCAATTAAATCAGATGGATAATCAATAGTAATTTGTTTAAAATTAGAAAAAATAATATCAATTAATGATTGTTTTGCAATTTCTAGTGAATCATAAATATTATATACTGTATTTGTTTCAAAATATGTAGAATATTTATTAATAGTTAATACTAGACCAATTTTATTCATTAACATTATTAAATATATATATAATTAATTAATATTTCAACATTTTTTATAAATCTAAAAAAATTGATAATATATATTTTTAATTCACAATTTAATTTAATTCAATTTAATCATGACCATTTTATGGATTATATTATTATTATCATTAATTATACTAAAAAAATTATTGTTTATTATTTATTGTTTATATATTTGGTATAAATATTTATTTCCTAACAAAATAATTCAACAATTTAATTAATTAAATTAATTTATCATTATATAATTGTGATAAAAAATAGTCCCATTTATATTCATTTAAGTTATTAATTAACCAATTATTATTATCTAAATTTACAAAAGATATTGTTTTATTATAATTAATTGGGCTTTCTGTTTGATAAGATAATGGACCTATTAGAAATGGTAATAATGTATTTGATAAATTAGTATTTGTTAATATAGAACCTGTTAAATCACTTAAAATAAGATTTGCATTAGATAAATTAATATTAGAAAAATCAATATTTGTTAAATTTTTATTAATTAAACTAATTTTTGGTCCAACAATATATGCACATTTATTTATTTTATTTAAATTATCTATTTCATTTGGATTAATTGAATAAACAATAGTATAATCTACAGGTAATTGTGGTAAATTATTATAATTTATAATAATTGGACCTGTTATTGAATTTGTCAAGATTGAATCATTTAATTTAGTATTAAACATTTTACAATTTGTAAAATTAACACCAGATAAATTACAATTTTTTAAATTACAATCAGTTAAATCTAAATTTGATAAATTAATATTTGGTCCAACAACATAATTATTATTATTTAATAATACAAATTTATAATTAAATGGTAAAATAGTATTATCTGTTTTTATAATATTACTAATAATTGCATTTGTTAATATACATTCAGATAAATTTGTATTAGATAAATTTGTTTGATTAAAATTACAATTAGTAAAATTACACCCAGATAAATTTATATTAGATAAATCACAATTCGTAAAATCGGTATTTGTATAATCAATATTCAAACCTAATATTAAATTATTTTTCATACAATAATTATTTGGTATTATTATAGGTTTGTATTCATTAATTAAATTATTAATATGTGATAATTTTATATTATTTATATCAGTATTTAAATTTACTCCTAACAAATTACAACCAATTAAATTACAATTAAATAATGATATTTCTGTAAAATCACAATCTGATAAATCACAATAAGATAAATTAACATATGGTCCAACAATATATTTATTTTTAAATTTATTATTTGATACAATAAACTTATAACCATCTGGTAATAATTTAGGACATGTAGAATTTGGTGCTAATGGACCAGTTTTAGAACCTATTAAACTATTATTATCTAATATAGCATCTGATAAATCACAACCTGTAAAATCTGCATAAGATGTAATAATATCACATAATACTTGATTTGATAAATTTATATTTGTAAAATCTAATCCAGATACATCTTTAGTAATATTACCAGAAATAAAATTATGTTCATGAGTAAAACCTAAACAAAAATTAATAGACCATGATTCACCAACATTTAATTCTGATTTATTAAATATTAATCCACTAATTGCACATAAATTTTCATTAATAATTATTGATTTTGGTAATTTTATTTCATTCCATAAATCATCATATAACCAATTCCAATTATCATCTATAAATATATTAGAATTATTTTCATCTGTTCTTAAATATAACCCATTTTGTGTAATTTTATCTAAATTACAAAATATACCAGAAACGTTTGGAGATGTTTTTAGATTTTGATTATTTAAATTTAATGCATAATTATATTTTAAATTTGTTAATTTATTAGTTGTTGTATTTGTTAATTTTACATTTATACTTACTTTATTTGATGATTTCATAAATGAATAACTTATTGTATGTGTTAATTCAGATGATATACTATTAGATTCAACTGATAATATATTTTGTGTATTTTTTTCATAATTTGACCACGGAATTAAAGATTCATAATTTGGTGGTAAACTAACAGGTAAAATATTTAATGGAGGTGTTTTATTTGGAAATAAATCATCAGTATTATATAAATTTATGTTTGTAACTATATTATTTTGATTATTTATATTATCATAAATAATTTTTATACAATTGAAATTTAAACTAGATTTTTCTGAGTTATATTCTGGGGTAAAACAATCATTGTATTTTATATTCTTATTTAAACAATCATTACTAAATATTAATCCAATATTTTTATTGTTAGTAAATGATTCTAATTCAATTGGTAATTTATTTTGAGTTCCAATTAAACCACATTTATTAATTCCAAGTAATAATTTAGTGCCTTTTAAAAATATATCAGAACCAGAATTATATAAATAATTTTTAATTTTATAATTATCTTCTAATTCATTTTTATCTAAATCTTCTAAATTTATGTTTTGTATTAAAGTAATTACAGGGTTATCTGTTTTATTTAAAATTTTTATTATTTTTTGTTCTATAGTATCTGGAACAATATCTGGTGTATTATATTTAACAATTTTTGTTAATTTATGTACTAATATAGATTTTGATATTGAATTAAGATTAGACATTTTTTATATTATATAAATATATAAAAAAATAAACCAGTAATTTTAACTATAGTTATTATTGTATAAGTTAAATAGGTATTGTTGTTTGATTTTACAGGTTTTCTTTTTCATTTAAAATATTATATTTAATTTCTAATTCTTTTATAGTTTCTATTTTTTCTAATTCATAAATATTATTATCTGCATTATCAAATAATAATTTATAATATTCTACCATTGATTCTGATTCAATAAATCCAAAATGATTCAAAATATATTTATTTTTTCTAAATAATTTAGTAGTATTGTTAATATTAGTAGTATTATTTTTACATCGTGAAATTGAACATAATCTTTTTATATCTAAATCTTGATTACATAATAATACGCTATTATATGGATTAACTTTAACTTGATTAGTTTTTAATATAATGTACATAATTAATTGTATATTATTTGATTGATTAATATAATAATTATTATTATAATTTAACATATTATTATATATATTTCGATAAAGTTGTATAATAGATTCTTCTAAATTATAAAATTTGATTGGTAATGATAATATTTTTAAAAAATTTTTAATATATAATGGTGTTATATTTTCTTTATATAATAATGCATTAATTTTATCAATAGAATTAACTTGTTGTAATAGATTATTATCTAGTTTTTCATATAATAAAAACAAATAATTAAATATAATATAATTATCTGTTTTTAAAAGAGTATAATATAACGATGTAATATTTTCATTTGGAATAAGACATAATAAGTTTGTATTAATTGAATTCAAATGTTCTATTGCTAATAAATTATTTGCTAAAATAGCCTTTTTAAAAATATTAATATTAAATGTATGTTTTTTTTCAGGTGTATTATAAAATTCTAAATTATTATCTAAATAATCAAATAATTTGTGCATTATAAATGTATGTGTATTTTCTATTGAATAGATTAATGATTTAGAAAAATTTTCATGTGTTTTTTCCATTTTATTAAACATTATATCAAATAAGTAAAAATCATGCATACATTTACATACAGATACATTATCAATTAATACGTTTTTTTCAAGTAATCTATCTATAAAATATTTATTACTTAAATTAGGAGATATAGAATAATATTCAATAGCAATACCAAGTCCATTAACATGTAAATTATTACTTTGTAGAATAGTTAATTTATTAGATTCTAATAATAAATCAAAACATTCTATAGATCGTACTTCTATTGCTTTTGTTATTAATGATATACTAGATTTTACACAATTAAAATTTATATTTTGATTACTTGTTATTAATTGTTCTATTGTTTCATAGTCATTACCAGTTACCAATTTAAATAATTGTGTCATTGTTGTCATTATTATAATAATTATTTAATAAAAATATTATAATAATCAATTTTTTTAATAAACAAAATTAAAATATTTTTACACCCTTAAATATTTAAAAAACAGCGTTTTCAAAGCATTGTAGCTCTCTGAGCCCTATAAATCTACAAAATTGTGAAATAAATAATAATTTTTAAAATTAAACAATAAATATATAGTTATTTATAATGTATTATTCAAATAATAATATTGGTCCTATTGGTCCTATTGACCCTACTGGCCCTACTAGTAATATTATAATTAATTCAGTAGAAATAAACACTACTCCTGGTATAATAAATATAGTAACAGGGCAAATAAATGGTTCACCTGGAATAACAGATACTGAAGCACAAAATATTATTATTAATAGACCTACAATATTAAATAGTAATCTAAATGTATCTAGTATAATAACTGATGAAACTTTTAATATTGGACAAAGTCAGATATCAGGACTATTAAATATAGGAACAGGAGTACATAGTACTGCACCTATAAATATAATAAATACTGGTTTAATAACTCAAATACAATCAATAGGACTATCAGCACCAACATCTGAATTTGATTTATATTCTAAACAAACAGCAGAAATTAATATTGAGACAACAACAGAACAAACAGATGAAATTAGTAATATAGTTGATTCAACTGAAATAACAGAGGTATCTATATCACAAAATAATATTATTAATAAACCAAAAACATTAAATAGTAATTCAAATGAAATCTATCAAAAATCTAGTTATTCAAATATTAATTTTATTTTGACACTATTTAAATATAATGTAACTGGTCCTACTGGTTTAACTGGATTAACAGGTGCTACTGGTTTAACAGGTGCTACTGGTTTAACAGGTGCTACTGGTTTAACAGGTCTTACTGGTGCTACTGGTTTAACAGGTCTTACTGGTTTAACAGGTCTTACTGGTGCTACTGGTGCTACTGGTGCTACTGGTGATACTGGTGCTACTGGTGCTACTGGTGATACTGGTGCTACTGGTGCTACTGGTGCTACTGGTGATACTGGTGATACTGGTGCTACTGGTGCTACTGGTGCTACTGGTGCTACTGGTGCTACTGGTGCTACTGGTGCTACTGGTGCTACTGGTGCTACTGGTGCTACTGGTGCTACTGGTGCTACTGGTGCTACTGGTGCTACCGGTGCTACTGGTGCTACTGGTGCTACCGGTGCTACTGGTGCTACTGGTGCTACTGGTGCTACTGGTCTAACAGGTGCTACTGGTGAAACTGGTTCTACTGGGGCTACTGGTGCTACTGGTTCTACAGGTTATACTGGTCTTACTGGTTCTACTGGTGCTACTGGTGCTACTGGTGCTACTGGTTCTACAGGTTATACTGGTTCTACTGGTCTTACTGGTTCTACTGGTGCTACTGGTGCTACTGGTGCTACTGGATTAACAGGTTCTACAGGTTCTACAGGTTCTACTGGTGTTACAGGTGCTACTGGTCTAACAGGTGCTACTGGATTAACAGGTTCTACTGGTCTAACAGGTGCTACTGGATTAACAGGTTCTACTGGTTCTACTGGTGATACTGGTCTAACAGGTGCTACTGGTTCTACTGGTGCTACTGGTTCTACTGGTCTAACAGGTGTTACTGGGGCTACTGGTCTTACTGGTCTTACTGGTCTTACTGGTCTTACTGGTCTTACTGGTCTTACTGGTCTAACAGGTGCTACTGGTCTTACTGGTCTAACAGGTGTTACTGGTTCTACTGGTGCTACTGGTCTAACAGGTGCTACTGGTGCTACTGGTCTTACTGGTCTAACTGGTTCTACTGGTCTAACTGGTGCTACTGGATTAACAGGTTCTACAGGTTATACTGGTGCTACTGGTCTTACTGGTTCTACTGGTCTAACTGGTGCTACTGGATTAACAGGTTCTACTGGTTATACCGGTACTACTGGTGCTACTGGTCTAACTGGTTTTACTGGTGCTACTGGTGCTACTGGCGCTACTGGTGCTACTGGCGCTACTGGTGCTACTGGTTCAACAGGTGAAACTGGTGCTACTGGTCTAACTGGTGCTACTGGATTAACAGGTTCTACTGGTTATACCGGTACTACTGGTGCTACTGGATTAACAGGTTCTACTGGTTATACCGGTACTACTGGTGCTACTGGTCTAACTGGTCTTACTGGTCTTACTGGTCTTACTGGTCTTACTGGTCTAACAGGTGCTACTGGATTAACAGGTGCTACTGGTGCTACTGGTGCTACTGGTCTTACTGGTCTAACAGGTGCTACTGGTGCTACTGGTGCTACTGGTGCTACTGGTGATACTGGTGCTACTGGTCTTACTGGTCTAACAGGTGCTACTGGTGATACTGGTCTTACTGGTCTTACTGGTCTAACTGGTGCTACTGGTCTTACTGGTGCTACTGGTCTTACTGGTGCTACTGGTCTTACTGGTCTAACAGGTGTTACTGGTTCTACTGGTGTTACTGGTTCTACTGGATTAACAGGTTCTACTGGTTCTACTGGTGCCACTGGTGCTACTGGTGATAATGGTCTTACTGGTTCTACTGGTTCTACAGGTGCTACTGGTCTTACTGGTTCTACTGGTTCTACAGGTGCTAATGGTCTTACTGGTTCTACTGGTTCTACAGGTGCTAATGGTGCTACTGGTCTAACAGGTTCTACTGGTCTAACAGGTGATACTGGTTCTACTGGTCTAACAGGTGATACTGGTCTAACAGGTGATACTGGTTCTACTGGTTCTACTGGTTCTACTGGTGCTACTGGTGCTACTGGTTTAACTGGTGCTACTGGTGCTACTGGTTTAACTGGTTTAACTGGTCTTACAGGTGCTACTGGTTTAACTGGTCTTACAGGTGCTACTGGTTTAACAGGTGCAACCGGTCTTACTGGTTTAACAGGTGCTACTGGTTTAACAGGTCTTACTGGTTTAACAGGTGCTACTGGTTTAACAGGTGCTACTGGTTTAACTGGTCTTACAGGTGCTACTGGTTTAACAGGTCTTACAGGTGCAACTGGTCTTACTGGTCTAACAGGTGCAACTGGTCTAACTGGTCTTACTGGTTTAACAGGTGCTACTGGTTTAACAGGTGCAACTGGTTTAACAGGTCTTACAGGTGCAACTGGTTTAACTGGTATTACAGGTGCTACTGGTCTTACTGGATTAACAGGTGCAACTGGTCTAACTGGATTAACAGGTCGTACTGGTCTTACAGGTGCAACTGGTCTTACTGGTTTAACAGGTGCAACTGGTCTTACTGGTTTAACAGGTGCAACTGGTCTTACTGGTTTAACTGGTTTAACAGGTGCAACTGGTTTAACAGGTCTTACAGGTGCAACTGGTTTAACTGGTCTTACAGGTGCAACTGGTTTAACAGGTCTTACAGGTGCAACTGGTTTAACTGGTCTTACTGGTTTAACAGGTATTACAGGTGCTACTGGTCTTACTGGATTAACAGGTCTTACAGGTGCAACTGGTTTAACTGGTTTAACTGGTTTAACAGGTGCAACAGGTGCTACTGGTCTAACTGGTTTAACTGGTGCAACAGGCGCTACTGGTCTAACTGGTTTAACTGGATTAACAGGTCTTACTGGTTTAACAGGTGCAACTGGTCTAACTGGTTTAACAGGTGCAACTGGTCTAACTGGTTTAACAGGTGCTACTGGTCTAACTGGTTTAACAGGTGCTACTGGTCTTACTGGTTTAACAGGTGTAACTGGTCTTACTGGTTTAACAGGTGTAACTGGTCTTACTGGTGCAACTGGTCTTACTGGTGCAACTGGTTTAACTGGTTTAACAGGTCTTACAGGTTTAACTGGTTTAACAGGTGCAACTGGTTTAACAGGTCTTACAGGTGCAACTGGTTTAACAGGTCTTACAGGTGCAACTGGTTTAACAGGTCTTACAGGTGCAACTGGTTTAACAGGTCTTACAGGTGCAACTGGTTTAACAGGTCTTACAGGTGCAACTGGT